GGTTTTGCGGGGGGCTATGTGCCCGTGCTTGCACGGCTCTCCCGTAAAGTAGTACTTAGCTTCGGTGGCTTTGGCTTCGGAGCGGGTTTTAGGTAGTTTGGTAGTGTCCATGATGTTTCCTATGTTACGACACAGGTAATGTAGCACAGTTTTAACCGAGCCGCAATAGGCAAAGAAAAAGGGAGCCGAAGCTCCCTTTTTTGTAGCAACCAACCTAGGCTGGCTGCGGGTTTGCTTAGGACGAACCCGGAGAACCGAAAACTCCAAGCGGATCCGACCATCCAAAGCTGTAGCGTTCGCGGGACTTGTACCTCACGTTACCGGTATCAAAATCCCCATCCATTGAGTTTGCCAAAGGCGAACGCACAAAGTGCTTCAGACCGTTAGGCACGTCAGTGGTCAGATACCAACCAGTGGTGTCGGTCAAGAAGTGGTTGATCGCATAGCCTTCAGGGATTGAACCGTTGCTCTTCAACGCATTGATATCGTTGTCGGTAGTGCCAACACGCAGGCTGGTTTCCAACAGACGGGTAGCAACGAATTGCAGAGCCGGGGGAACAATCATCTTTTTGGGCTTGGCAGCGATCAGCAAACCACGCTCATCCGTCCAAGCAGCGATCTGAATGACGGCGGCTTCCAAAGAAGTCTCGTTCAAATCAGCGCCAACTGAGGGGCGGTTAGAGTTGGTACCACCGTTGACCAGCGGGTGGGCAGTGGAAAACAAAGCAACGCCGTCGCCACCGGGGTAAGCCGCAGAGAAACCGTTGTTGATAACGGCAGCGCCCTTGACTTGCTTGGTGTACGCCATCGCACGAGCCAGACCCTTGGTGTAACGAGCAGACAGCGAGTCATACAAGTTATCTTCCACGGCCTCTTCAGTGATGGAGAAGCCTAGAGCAATGGTTTCGTGGTTGTAGCGAGTCGTCCATGCTTCCTGTGCGTTGTCATAAGCGATGGCAGAACCCTCGTTTTTGACTGGTGCAGCAGAGAAACCGGACAGCTTGGTTTCCTCTTCAAACGAACGCTCAGAAGATTCCACTTCGTAGAGTTCTTTGTGCTCCTCGCCGTAGCGAGAATACTCAAGGCCAAACAAGGCATTGAGGCCGGGGAGCAGTTCTTTAAGTAGTTGTGCGCGTGAAATAGCCATGATTTATGCTCCTTAAGCAATGCTGGTGGCAGCGTAATACTGATGCTGACCAAAGTTAATCTTGACCAGAATTTCCGGGTACTGCATCAACACAATAGTCGTGTTGAGTGTAGCAACAGGAGCTTGATTCAAAATAAACGAAGTAGCGCCAGCGGCAGCGGCGGTGTCAACAAACGAACCCGAAGAAACGTATTGGCCGTTTGAGTCCAGCGATCCAACATCAGTACCAACTGGCAATGCAAACGGCAGGGCCGAGCAAGTGACAGTAGCAGTAGAAATGCTGGTATACGTTACAGTTCCAAGCGTAACAGCCGTATCAGTCACCAAGCCAAGCACGCGAACGGGCAGGGCTGCGGTGGTAGCAGGCGTATCACTTGGGGCCAAGATTGCGTTCTTGGAATTGCCAGTTGCAGTGCTGCCGGTGTTGTTGATCATAGCCAGATTCTGGCCGATCATAGCGCGAGCGCCAGAAGCAACAGCAGTAGTAGCAGAGCAAACAACACCCTTAAACACTTGGTCAGGATCATCAGCAACAATAGCTACCATATCGCCAGAAGCCGTATTCGCAGGGTAGTACTGCGAGAAGGTCAACTGCTTGGTAAGCGGGTTGGTATAACGGCAACCCAAAAAGATGCCGGTTTGATTGCCTGCCGTGCCGGTAGACACAGACAGACGCACAACTTCACCACGAGACAACCCTACGTAATCACCGTAGAAGATTGCTGTGCCGTAGTTGTTAGTCATGGGGTACTCACGAGTAGAACCCGCAAATACCTGACCTCCGATCAAATTGATCGGTTTTAGCCCGTAGGGGCTATCAATAACGGGATAAGCCATTTAAGACTCCTTAAAAATTAAGAACCAGAACCAAACGTCACTTTTGTCGATTTTTCTGAAAATTTCGACATCCGTGGATCGTTATCTCGAAGAAAATTATTGTCTACTGACTCCATCTGAGCTTTGTTCTGATTAGCGTAATAAGCAGAACGCTGTTTCAGAAACTCTTCCGGAATACGGCAAAGCAATAGTCCGCCTACTTCGACGTTGCCTTTAAAACGTCCTTCAGTAGAAGCGTGCACCAATAGCTCAGGATAGTCCTCTGCCTTGCAGGGCTCATACCCCTCGCGTAACTTAGCAGAAGTATTACTTGGATCAGCTTGTCCCATCATGCTAATACGAATCCAGCGATGATCCCAACCCGGACGTTTATCCGGCGATGGCAGCGTTTCTGGAGGACGCCAAGCAGTAGGGCGTGTAAAAAATTCACGACCATCCAGTTCACGAACCAGACGATTTTGAGTTTTGTCCAAAGTCTTTTCCATTTTTAACCTCTATTAAGTAAAGCAACCTGTTTCGCGTATTGTTCTGGGGTCACCCCAAGTCGCCGGGCAATGGCTACTTCGGATGCCTTTAACCGAATACGGTTAGGTGGTGTGCTGCGGGTAGCTGGAGCTACAACCGAAGCTGGTTTTGTTGCACGGACGGGGGTGTAATCCTCCTCCGGTTCAGAAACTTTTTTGGAAGGAGTTTCATCATCCTCATGGCTCTGGGAGTCCGAAAAACTCTCAGGAAAACGCTTTCGCATTGTTTTGTCAATGGTCTCAAAGTAGTCTTTGGAACCAATATAGTCAGCACCATACTGCCTTTGTAGCTTTCTGTCAAGTCCTGATGCTGCAGCAGTCATTTCTTCGTCTTTGCCCCACCAGTCTGAGTTGTCTTCTAGCCACTTAGCAGTACGTGGTGCAAGTTGCGGCGGAGCGTTTTGCGGTTGCTCCGGTATAAACCTATTGGTTTCGGCTGGGATAGGCTGCATATTCTCAGCCTTGTCCAATCTCAACGTAGCTTTGGCAATTCTGGTCTGCGCTGCAGCAATAAGGTCAGGGTCCCCAGCCTCATAGGCTTCTTTGTACCCACGTTCAGCAGCCGCCAAGTCACTTTCTGCAGAGGTTTTGTTCTGCGCAATAAATGCTTGGCTTCCTGTAGAAAGCTGTTGCTGTAGGCGTTTGTTGTCTTCAAACACTTGTTTTGCAAAGGTCTCCGCAGCTTGGCGCTCACGGATAGCCTCTTCTTTTGCTCGGCGCTCGTCGTGGTACCCACGAGTGAACTTCTTGATCCGTGCCTGTACCTTCTCGTCGTACGAAGCAAGCTCGTCTTCAGAAGCATCTTCAGGCGGGGGCGCAGCTTTGCGATTGCGGTCTTCCGGTGGCGTGTCGTTCTCAATCTCGATTACAACCCCGCCATCACCTGCTTCAGTATCTACGGGTTTACCCTTAGCCTCAGCTTCCTTTTCGTCGGGAAACTTGAATTCGTCTTGTCCAAATCTAGCCATTATTTACTCCTTATGCAGCGCGGGTGATTCCACGCGGATCGTCAACTGTTGCTTCAACCGAGTCATCGTTGATGATTCGGAATTCGCGGCCATGAATCTTCAAACGAGTACCGGAATTTGGTCGGCAAATAATAAAATCGCCTTCCACGCACGATGGCCCATTGGGGAAACGAGTTGCGTCTTTGTACGCATCAGGCCCAAGTTTCACTACAAATAGCACTGGGGTCAGCACCTCTTCGTAGTGCATAGTCTTCGAGTCCTTGATAATTCCCACAGAACTCTCTGCAAACTCCTCCATAGCCTCTGGGACTACGCAAAGAACGTGAAAGGTTTTGGGGTCAGGCAACTGTTTTGCTTTTTCCTCGGCACCCTTATTCAGGATACCGGAGAGGTCCACTGCAGTGATATCAAATTCACTCATCTTCAGATTTCTCCATACGTTGCACGAGGTCGTTTAGGATAGATTCTGCATGGCTCAGACCCCGGATGATCCCGCAGATGTGCCGGTATTCAGGGTAGTCCCCTGCTCTCCCAGCGGAAAGAAAACTCGCTTGCTCACTACGCAATTTGTCTATCTCTCGGGCAATGAACCCGAGCAAGCGATGTTGATCCATTATTTAGTTTCCTTAGTGGATTTTGGTTGTTGTTGTTGCTGCATACGTTGTTGAGCTTGCTGGCGTTGTTGGTGAGCCAACTGCGATTGGTGCTTCGACATATCCACGCGCAAGCGGGCGGTATCTGTTTCTTGCTGTTTAGCCACCCGATCTCGTGCAGTAGCTGAATTAGCCGCAATCTGCATACGCGCAATCTCCTTCTGAGCCTCAATGCGGGCCTGTTCGATAGTTAGTTGCGCAGCCTTAGCATTAGCGTCGGCATTCTGTTTCTGGGCTTTAAGCTGCAATTCCTGCTGCTTGATCTGCAGTTCCTGTTGTTGCATTTGTACAACAGGGTCTTGTTGCTGTTGCTGCGCTGCTTGTTGTTTCGCTTCCTGCTGGTTCTGCTGCAGTAGTTTCTGCGATGCCTGCGCTGCCATCATTGCAATACGATCAGCAAGTTCTGGAGTGACCTCTTTGTTCTGCTCCTTAGTCGGTAACGGTAAGCCCATCTCCATCTCAACCTGCTTGCGGTACTCAAATGCAATATGCTCATTTATGTGAGCCATAGCTGCCGCCATGATTGCCGGTGCTTGGGGATTCATCTGCATCAACTGCTGAATCTTGGGGTCCTGCATCGCCGCTTGGTGCACTGCAATATGCGCTTGGTGATTCTGCTCAATGAACGCCTTGACCGGCTTGCCTGTGAGAACGTCTTGGTTCTCCTGCACGGGGTCCACTGGAACTGCATCGTCTTCAGTAGGCACAAGTTTTGCTGCGTTCTTGACCCCCAAAATCTCAATCATCTGGCGATGCAATAGGGGGAGGTCATACAACTGGGGTGCTGACTGAGCCAACTGCAGAACTGCCTGATACTGCACAACTTTCTGCGCCATAGTGGCAGCGTTGGGGTCACTAACCGGAATAACGTCCACCGCGTCATAGTCGGACTTCTTAACGTCCCGGTCCCCGCCCTCTGGCTTGTAGTCGTATTCCTCCGGTGTGTAGTCGGCAATGATGACCTTCAGCAGTTTGAACTCCTGCTTCATCGCATAGTGCAGGCGAGCCTGAACTGCAGACATGACCTTTAACGTGCGCTCAAGCAGGGCCAAAGTGGTGCCAACTGGAGCATTTGCGCTCATATCACTCACGTTCATGTCGCCAGATGACGCAAACGCACGGCCTTCAGACACGATATTTTGGAATAAAGCAAATAGAACTTGGCTAGGTTCTTTGTACGGCAGGGGGAGAATGTTGTCTCTGATGCTGCCACTTGGCACATCCACATCCCTAAACTCGCCCGGAGCGATGGGCGTATCGTCCCCTTTGATCCGCAGACCACGGGATTTCAGACCACCGGGCAGGTTACTCAGTGTGCCAGCATCCACCAACTGACGGATCAACATCGTGGACGACTTGGCATACCCACCGATCAAATGGATCAGACCATAGCCATAGAACCCAAAGCCGGGGATGTACTGGTAGTGTACGAAGTGCTGGCGTTTCAGGTGCAGCTTGTCTCCCTCGTACCAATTCCTACGTACGGACAAGACCTTTGTAGTGCCTTTCTCAATAGTGACTACATACGGCAGGGCTATGCCTGTCATCTCACCCTCATCGTCTTTGTCCTCATACCCCTCAAGGTCCAAGTCAACGTGCATCTCTAGTATGCGGAACCGATTGTCCTGTGTAGCAGACAGGCCCATCTCCTCGGCTTTCTGCTTCTCAATGTCGTCCAGTTCATTCGACGGCTCACCAAGCTCAATATCTGAGTAGAACCCAGCAACCATCAGTTTCTTCAACTCGTTCGGTGTCTTCCGCATCACGTGCGTAACCCGCTCCGCTGTCTCTAAAC